AACAGCGCCATTGGTCGTCAAGACATTCGCGTCGGTGATGACCGGGAGGCCTGCGATGGTGTAGCCGCTGTTGCCGTAGACGACTGACGAAGAGCCAGTCGCGACTGCGTTCATCGGACCGTGCGGAGTCGGAACCGCGAGTGGGCGGTTCGTGGTGTCCACTGCGGCGAGAATAAACGCGAGACGACGCGGGTGCATCAAGATGAAGTTCGGACCACCGAAGAAGTTGGTCTGGATGCGCTGAACGGCATCAAGCAACTTCGGGTACAGTTCCGCGACACTCGGGCTGGCGTCGGTGTAGGTCACGACTTGCGTGATGACATTCGTGAGCGAGGTTGCGCTTGTGGTGACGAACAGCGAGTCAAGGTTCGTGTGGTAGGCGGAGACGAGGTCTGCCATCACGAGCGAGTCAATGCCTGTGCCACGCTCAAGAGCCTGACGCGAGACATTCTGCTGACCAGCGACGGTCACGACCGAGACATCCAACTTGGTGTCGTCCATGTTCGTTTCTTGGACAGCCGCACCTTCGGTCTGAACGGCAGTTGCCGACCCGGTGGTGACTTTGCTGATGCTGAGCGTCAGACCCGAAGCAGGCAGAGCGTGCTTACGGGCGACATCAAGGAATGGGCGACCAGCGCGAGCGAACGGTGCGGCGAGTTCGGTGAGGAACTGCGGCACGATGAGGCCAGCGAAGTTCGCGCTGGTGACATCGCGGCGCTCTACGCGCTCTTCGGCCATGTGCCGGGCGAGACGCTCTTGAGCCGAGAAGTCATTGCTGAACTGCGCGGCGTAAGCGTCACGCACGAACGAGTGCTGTGCTTCGGGTGCGTAGGTGCGAGGCTCGGACTTCACCGAGGTCACAGCCGATTCAATCTTCGTGTTGGCGCGAACCTCAGCCGCTTTGGCCTGACGCTCTTCCAACTCTTCGTGGCGCTTGATTTGCTCATCAAGGTCGCGCACTTCATCCAACTTCGCGGCGATTGCCTTGTCCTCATCAGAGGTGAGGTCGCGCTTCTCCGCTTGTGCGGCGGCGACGAAGCCATCAGCGTCTGCGAGCAGAGCCGAACGCTTTTCTTTGAGTGTGTCCGAATACTTCATTTGGGTTTCTCCCGGTGAGTAGTTGCTTTGGACAGTGGTGGCTTGAAGTGAGTTATCGGCTTCGCTCCGACTGCTTGTATTTCGCTATCGCCAACTGATTCTTACGAATCAACAAACTATTAGCGACATCTACCATAGCCGTTTGATTACGGCTTCGCAACTCGGCCACAGTCTCCTCATAGGCCGGGAAGGTAACGATTGAAACATCGTAAAGTTGAACCTCTTTGAGTTCCCTCACGGAACGGTCATTAGACCAAGAATCCTTTATTGTTCTGAACGCGAAACTCATCTGAGTCATATCGCCTCGGCGCATCGCCGATAACACGCGCATCGCATCAGGGTTCGCCGGGTCAAGTTCTGCTTCAACCTTGAGGCCACGCTCATCTTCTTCAAGTGCCATAGTGCCTGACTTCGTGCGCGCCAACGGCACTCCTTCGTGGTCAATCAAGAGGCGAACATCAGCGCCATCATTCAGCGTCTTAGCGAAAGCGCCGCGCCGAACGAACTCTGTCCACGGCAACGGTTCGCTCGGTGAATCAAACACGGCCGCGTAACCGACAAGCATATTGTTGTCGCCTTCAGCGCGAATTTCGTAGTTAGTGAACGCGAGTGAACGACGCTCATCAACGGTCTTCGTGACCCATCCGTTCGTTGCCAAGGTGTCGGTCGCCATTTCGTTGTTCATCATAGACGATTCATTCATCGGTTTGCTCGTCAAGCCTCGCGACTAGCCGTTCGGCGTACTCCTGAGCGCGGCGAGCCGAAGCCTTACTGCCACCGCCTCCCCACAACAACATCGCCACCAGCCCCGGCGTAATCTCATCTCCTTGAACGGCATCTAAATCAACGATGTGCCGAGCAATCCAAGGACCAATCTTCCGCCACTTCTGTTCCGAAAGTGCTTCACCACTAGCCATCTTCCGCGCATCTTCAACGGTCTGCGGCTTCAGCCCGACACCGCTTTCACCTTCTTCGTGTAACGCGAGGCCGCGCCTAGCCGATGCTCGCATAAAGCCCGGCGCGACCAGATTTATCTGTCGCGATTCGTATTCCATCTCTTCATCAACTTCTGCTTCATCACCGTCTTCTTCTTCCGCCTCAACGACTACTACGGGAACCGTCTCCGTTTCAGAAGAAGACGGAATCAGCCAGAAGCGGCACAAGCCTTCGGCCGCTATTTCTCCAGCGACAATCTCACACATTCCTTCTTCATAGAACACGCAATTGGCGCACATCACGCCTTCCGCCTTGTATGGCGATTCGGCTTTGTATCCGCAACCGTTCGGGCTGTTGTCTTGCGAGAACTGACCGAATGTTTCTGAGATTGCTTCCAATAAGCCGTAGAGCATTTTCTGGCGAGGGTTCAGGTAATCCTCACCATCGCGCTCAGCAATCGCGGAAGCGGCCTCCGTATCTTGATAAGCGGCTTCTACCGCGACCATATGCGCAAGGGCATCCGTGCGGTTCTTGTGGCATCCGCCGGGTATCGGCGTGTTGCTTCCTTCCTTTACGACCGCCCATCCAGAACAGCCATCTGCGGTATCGGTAATCGTGTACGGCATCCTCAGTCACCATTAGGCAACAGAACACGAACATCAGCCGAAGCGCCCGTATCGCACACCGCATACAGCAGTTCCTTGAGTGGAACGAAAACTTCGTGCGGTGTATCGTGCTTCTCAAAGATGAGGCCGTTCGCATAGGTGACATTGCTTCCACCGACAGCGATAGCAGTGTTGCCTGTGACATTGATGTAGACGGTTCGGTTGATGTCATCCGCCGCAACGATGATTGAGCGCTCGTCTGTGACTGTGAACTGTAATGACCTCATAGTTATTTACCTTTCAGGTGGTACTGCGTCTGTTCCTGCTGGGGGCAGTGTACTCGGATTCACGAACGCATCTCCGCCTTCATACGGTTCACGGTTCTCTTCTTGTCGCGCCTCGTTCGGTGACAGAGTACCTGAAAGAATCTGAACTCTTTGTGCGTTCACGCGAGTCATCAAATCTGCGCGCATAAACTCATCCGCGTTGAAACGAACCTTCTGCGTCAAGGGAAGCATTTCGCTAATCGCATCCTCAATACGGCGCATCCAAGGGAGAAGCGTGTAGCGAACGAAGTTGATACCAGCCTGCTCAACATTCTGATAAGTCTGCGAATCGCCACCTGAACCGAGAATCAGATTCAACGGAATACGGTAGGCGCGAGCGATATCGCGGATGATGCTCTCGCGATGCTCAATCATCTGCATATCCGACGCGCTGACGGTGACGCTACGCCACTTCAAGCCGCCTGAAAGAACAGCAGGTCTGCGGCGCTTGTTATGCGAATCTTCCCAAGTCTGGCGAAGAAGGTCTGCCGCTTGTGGCGTTAGTTGTTGTTCAGTTTCAAGAACTGATGATGGCGTTGCGCCTTCGCCGTAGAACTGCGAGAGGAATCTGTCCATCGCGATGCCCATACCGATTGTGTTGCGTTGAACCTCAAGCGGTGAGAGGCCGCGAGTCTTGCCGGGGAACAGAACCCAATGGATTGCGCGTATCTCGGCAGGCGAATACTTCTGTCGCCCAATCTCCCAATAGAGCGAACCGTCATCAACATCAATGAATCCTTTGATTTGATTCGGGTGAATGTTCTTCATTTCTGGCGGTAGTTCGCCGGGTCGGCGTGGCGCGTAGATGTACGCGGAACCGTGTAGCGCCAGCATCAAGACCGTCTGATGAATGAAGTCAAACATCGTCTGGTGTTCGTTCGGCTTGATGAGAACTGATGGTGTCGGTAGTTGCTCAATACGGCCTGCGCGTTCACGAGTCAGTTCAAGCGGCATCACCGCGATAGCGTCAGCGAGAAGCGTCACCGCCGCCATCAAAGCCGACTGTGCGAACGCTGTGTTCTCATTGACTATCTCGCCTGAATAGTTGTTGTAGAGAGGCCGAGCCGTAATCTGGTACGGGTCAATGTTCGTCGGTAGTGCGCGCTGTTCAGTTCTCTTGAAAAGGCTCATTCAAGTAAGTATCCAATCCCGACCAAGGCGATGCCAGCCACGACTAATCCAGCCGCGACCGACACAGATGATACACCAATCACGACCAAACAAGCGCCTATCAACTCAAGAAGCGTGGTGAATGTGCGCCGGGTCAGTAGCCGTTTCAATCCCATACATTCACCACACTAGGGCCATCAACGACTTTCTGCCTACGGGTCGCCCGGTCTACCGCCATCACCATCGCGATACAAGCGTCAATCTTGCGGCGGCTCTTGCCTTTACTCAAGCGCCAACCCGAATCAGTCATACGCTGTGCCGCCGACAACACTTGGTCGGTGAAAGTTGGTGAGCCATCGTGAGCAACCTTCCCCTGAACTATCAGTTCATAGGTCTGGCCGCAGGCTGGCACCATTCGCTGACCTGACTGAGGGAACTCCACCATCGGTAGGCCATCATCAACGAGAGCCTCCGCTGAACGCTGAAAGTAGGCCGGGTCAAACGCGAACTCGGTGACCTTGTACATCTGATGAACCTGCCGCAGATAGGCCTCAACCTCTGAGACATCTACTCCCTCATCCTTCGGTTGCCAAATCTTAGAACGCACCACTACGCGGTCATCTTGCGGTTGCGCGATTACGACCGCAATGCTGTCGTGCTTCAACGCCATATCAATCCCTACCCAGACAGGTAGTTCAAGGTCTAGGTCTAGGTCGCTAACGCAACGCTCCCAAGCGCCGACAGGTAGCCACGACTCCTGTGTTCGTACCCACTGATTCAAGCGCCAGCGCCGGAACGCGGATTCAGTTGTTTGCTTCGTGGCGGTCGCCATATCTTCAGGGTCAAGCAAGCCTTCAGCGATGTTCGGGTTGGCGCGATGCCACTGCTTGCGGTCGTTGATGTCGCAGTCGGCGGCGGCCTCCCACCACCAGAACCCGAACGACTCATCATCAACCTCACCAGACGCGCACTGCTTCCCGTAGTGATACAACCGCCCGGCCAGCGAATCTAGGTTAAAGCCTGCTGTCGTGATGCTCAACACCAACGGCTCAAGGCGAGCGCCAGAACCGAGCGTCATCTGGTCAAACAGTTCGCTGTCGCCCTGATTCCACAACTCGTCAAACAGAACCGTTGAAGGGTTGAGACCTGCCTGAGACTTGAACTCAGACGACAACACGCGGAACACGGAACCGAACGCTGGCATCTCCAAAGCATCCCGATACACCTTCGTCACCTGAGACAACATCTCAGAGTTCTGAACCTGCTGACGCGCTTCATTGAAGATGATTCGCGCCTGCTGTCTGTCGCCTGCTACTGCGTACACCTCAGCGCCCGGCTCGCCAGCAATCATTGAGTAGACCGCTATCGCTGAACCCATCAGCGACTTCCCTTGCTTACGCGGCAAGCCAATAAGTGCGCGGCGATACCTCAACCGCCCAGCATCATTACGCTCAAACAGGCCGCGAAGAAGCCACTTCTGCCACGCTGTGAACTCAAGAGGATTACCAGCGCGGAATCCCTTCAATACGCGGAAGTGATTCTCCGCGAACTTGATTATCTCATCGCCATCAGTCTGCTTGTAGCGGCGCTGAGTGTAGAACGCAGGTTCCCACGCGCTCTTAGGCTTGATTCCTCTTTGCTTGGATTCTGGCGCGGATTTCGTGGAGGTCACTGTTCTTACTCTCGCCCAATCCTAGATTCGCCCGGTCAGTAGGAGAGAATCCAATCTGTCCGAGCAACGAAGCAATCTGCCTATCAAGTTCACGCAACCCTCTTCTCTCGCGCCACGAGCCGGGGTTCAGCATAACCTGATTCCTCAACTGAACGCGCTCATCTATCGCCTCACACGCCATCAGAACTATCTCCGCATCCATATGCGGTTTGAGCCAAGCCGCGCCAGCGTTCCAGACAGCATCCCACATTCTGCGTCCGAACGCAGTCGCAATCGGCCTATGCGGTTCTGGCACTTCCCTAAACGGCAACACGATTACTTCCGCGCTATCGCGTGGCAACGCACGCTTGCCCGGATTGCCTATTCTGCGTTTCTGCTCAATCGGCTTCGGCCTTCGGCCTGAACCTTTACCACCCATCGCTACTCCACATCGTTGATTTATCATCGTAGTTCACGCGCCAAGAAAACGGGATTATTCGCGGCTGTGTACGCCGCGCGAGCGCAGGGTTCTC